CACCGTCCACCCCGCAGATCGCGCGATCGCGCTCTCAAGCCCGCCATTCGCCCCGCCGATCCAGCGCAGCAGCCCCGCGCCATAGCCATTGTCGCTAGGCTCGACCGCATCCACCGTCACCACCTGCCCCGCCGCGCCCGTCACCCGCACTATCCGCCGCCGCCCCGCCATCGCCACGCGGCAGCGTTTGTCGCCCAGCTCGGCCCGGCATTCGGGCGAGGTCGCCTCGACCACGGGCCGCTCGAGCGCCGCACTCACCCCGCGCAATTCGGCGGTAAAGGCCCCGCGATCGGTCTCAACCGCGCCGATCGTCCCTTCGCCCAGCGCCACTTGCGTCGCGCCGCTGCCGGTCCAGTCAACCGCGAACAACGCCACCCGCGCCCCATCCCAACGCCCCGCCAACAGATCACCTTCGGCAATCGCCGCGCTGGTCAGCGCACCGGTAATGTCCATCGTATCGGCCTCGAGTCCGGCGCTGCGCTTGATCGCCGACGGCGTCATTCCCGGCGCGGCGCGATGTGCCAGCCCGCTGATGACCAAATCGCGATCATGGTCAGTCAGCCCGATCGTCACCCCGTCGCGCCGCTCGATCCGCCAGCACAGGGCGATCGTGGTGAGCGTACCTTCGAGGAAGCTCATGCCAAATCCTCGCGCACTTCGATCAGCGGCACCGCCGTCGCCGCGCCTGCCAGGAAGGTTGCGCGGTTGACGCTCAACCGGTCCTCGGCGAACCGTACCGGCACATCGAACAGGAAACCCGCGGTCACCGCCACGCCCGTGGCCGGCGCACCATCGAGCTCGACATAGCCGCCCGCGACAACCGAGAAGGCCGCCGTCTCGACCCCGCCGACCCCGACGCGCACGCTCCCTCCAACGGGCCGCGTGATCCGCCGCACCGCGTCGCCATAGCGCTTGACCAACGCGAAGCGCACCGTGACGCCATCGCCCGTCCCCAGCACCTGGTCGCGCGCGCCCGGCGTCGCGGTCCCCGAACTGGCATCGAACGGGTCGCGCAACCGGAACCCGCGCGCCGGCCCCATCCGCGCGCGAAAGAAGCCGAGCAAGGTCGCGATATCGGCTTCGGATCGCACCCCCGGCCCGACATCGTAGCGCGTCCGCGCCTCCGCCCAGCTTGCATTGCGCGCCTCATGCCCGCCCGCGCTGGTGACGATCGCGGTCGAGAATTCCGGGCTGACCTCGGCCTCGCGCCCCAGTGCGAGCGGGAACAGCACATCGTCGAAAGCCTGCACCGCATCCTCCGCCTCTTGGAAATGAACGAACCCGTCGCGCAGCAATTGCGGCAGCGCCCAGACGAACGCCGCCGCCACACCGCGCGCTTGCGCCGCCAGCGCCGCAGCCTCGATCTCGCGCCACTGCGCCGTCTGATCGGGCCGCAGCACGAACCCCGAAAAATAGTGCGTATCCGCGACCGCATAGCCAAGCCGGGCGGTGGCGGCGTCCACCGCACGCGCGGTGCCCGCGACATTGCCCGCCACGACGAAATCATAATCTTCCAGTTGCAGCACGTCGAAGGCGGGATGCGCCCAGCCGACCGGCACATTGGCGCGCTGCACCTCGGGCGCATCGCCCGCCAGCACCGTCGGCAAATAGACCAGCACATGCGTCTCGACCGTCGGCGCCACCGCGCGCACCGCAGCGACCAAAGCCGCGGTCGAGGCCGCCAGCAGCGCCCCCGCTGCATCGAGCAGGGCCCGCTCGGCAGCAGTGCTCACCGCCTGGACGCGCGCAATCTCGACCGCACCCGCCCCGAAATGCTGCCGCGCTGCAGCGTCATACAGGCAGGGCCGCCCATCGGGCATGATCCACCACCACGGCTCACCCACCTGGAATTTGGGCGCAAGTCCCGCGGCCACCGCAATCTCGATCATCGCCACCGCGACCGCGCGCAAATAGCCCATCGCCCCGTCATGCGCGGGCGACAGCAAGGTCGATGGCGGCGCCCACCCGGTCAGCGCCGGGCTGCCATCCCACGCCCGCTGCTTCCAGTCGCCCCAGCAATGCGCGTCGAACAGTTCGTAGCTGAGCGACCAGATCACGTCATAGCCCAGCGCCTTCGCCCGCTCGGCAAAGTCGCGCTGCCACGCCGCCGCAGCCGCATTGAGCGCCCCACCCGCAAGGCTCGCATAAAAGCCGCCCGAATTGGCTTCGAGCCGCAGATAATGGCTCATCCCCAGATAGTGGACGATGCTCCCGCGATAGCCGAGCAACAGCGCGTTGCGCAGCAACCGCGCGGGCGTAAGGTTGTAACTGTCGTCATAGCCGCTCGCGATCTGAAGGCTGTGCTCAGGCACCACCACATCGCCAATCGCCAGCACCGCCCCCGGCCCGTCGCACACGATCTGCGTCAGCTCGACCCACGCCTCGACCGGGGCCGCCAGCGGCGCATTCCCGCCATCGAAACCCGGCGGCACCAGCGACACGAACATCCGGTCGACATCGCCCGCCCACACCGGATCGGCCTCATCGGGCAGCACGAACCCGCCCGCCACGCTCGCAAAGTCGAGCGACACCGTCGCATCCTCGGGCAACCCCGTCGCATAATTCCACAACCGCACATACCAGGCGCGCGCTGCGCCTGCGGCGTCGCGCCCCTCGATCGTCAGCACCGGGCCATTGACCGCATCGAGCGGCAAAACCCCCGCCGAGCGCCAGCGAAACCCGAGCCGACACCCGCGAAAATCGCGCGCCGTCTCATAGCGCAGCAACGGATGATCGAAGCGGTCCTCCGCCTCCCAGATCAGCCCGGCCAGATCCCCAGACGTATAGAAGACGGCATCAACGCGCAGCGCATCTCCCGCGCTGGTCGTCACCCCCGCCATCATCGGCCGCGGAAAATTGACCGTCCAGAACCGCGGATCAAACCGCGACACCACGCCCTCGACCTGAACCGTGCGCTCGCTCGCCAACCAATATGCCATCTTCTTCCTCTCCCCTTCAGGGGAGCATCAGGTCGGTCATCCCCCCGGGATGACCTGAACCGTGCGGGGCACGGTTCACCTGATGCTGGCCGGGGAGAGGGGCAGTCAAAAGAACCGCCGCTCCAATCCGCTCTCCCAACATCGCCACCGCCAATGCAGCCCCTCACTCCATCAAAGCCGCCCGCACCGCCCGCGCCACCTGCCGGCTCGACGCCGCCAGCGCTTGCGGCGCATCGTTCCCGCCCTGCACCGTGATCGCCACGCGCACATCGCGCGCGCCACCGCCAACGCCTGCCGCAACCACGCTCCCGCTGGTGGTCGGCACGAACAGCTCAGGCCCGCGCTCCCCAACCAGATAGGGCCGCGCCGGCGACACCGGCCCACCCGTCGCCCGCCCCGGCGCGCCGACCAGGCTCCCCAGCGTCGCCAGCAACCCGCCAGCCCCCGAAGACCCGCTCGACCCACCGCCCAGAATCGCGCTCAACCCGCTGCGCAGCGCCGACGCCGTAATGTCCGACAGCACCGACAGCGCGACCTTGCGCAAATCCTCAAAGCTGAGGCTCCCGCTCCGGATCGCCTTGCCCAGGGCGCTCTCGATCGCGCGCCCGGCGCGACCCACCCCGCTGGTCAGCGGCCCGTCCAGGCTCGCGCGCATCGCATCGACATCGCGCGCAAACCCTACGGTATCGGCGCGCACGCCCACCACCAGCCGTTCGATTTCCTCATCCATCGGGAAAGGCCTCCTGCATCCGCGCGATCGTCGCGCCATCGGGCGGGGTGATCTCGCCATCACCGCCGCGCAGCACCGCCACCACCGCCGCCAATTCCGCCGGGGTCGCGCGCCAGAAGATGTCGGGCGCCCAGCCCAGCACCACGCCGGCAAAGCCCGCCAGCCGCGTCGCACCCTGCGCGAACCGCTCCATCACCGCCCCGCCAGAATCTGCCCGAGCAGCACGCGCAGCACCGGCGTCGCGCGCGACAGCCCGCCCAGCACCACCGCCTCGCCCAATTGCGCGCGCGTCAGCCCTGCGGGTGCATCGTGCAGGCAATGCCAGAACAGGCCGACCATCTCGCCCAGCGACAAGCCCCCCGCCGCCGCACGCTCAACCAAGGCGAAGAGCGGCCCCAATTCGCCCTCGGCCGCGACCAAAGCGGCAAAGCTCGGGCGCAGCACGACCGTCGCGCCGCCGACGCGCAGCGCCGCCTCGCCGCGCTCGGGATTGGCCGCGCTCACGCCGACACCACCGGCCCGGAACTCTCCAGGCTCAGCGTGTAGCTGCGCTCGCCATTATAATCCCCGGCATAGTCGAGCTTGGTCACCAGGAAGCGCCCCGACAGCGTCTCGCCGCTTTCGAAGCTCAAACGGTAATCGTCGATCGTGCCGGCCAGCGCATTGCCCTTGATCCGCGTCTCGGCGGCGGAGCCGGTAAAGATCCCCGCCCCCGACACGCTGACCGAGCGCACCCCCGCCCCCGACAGCAATTCGCGCCACCCGCCCGAATCCTTGGAGGTGATCGCGACCATCTCGCCATTGACGCTCATCTGCGTCGTCCGCAGCCCCGCCACCGTCGCATAAACGAGCGGCGACGCCCCATTCCCCACCTTCAACAAAAAGGCACTACCCCGTTCCGCACCCATGATATTCTCCTCAAAAAAACGCCCTCTCCCACCGGGAGAGGGATGGGACCCGCTGCCGCAGGCAGTGGGAAGGGTGAGGGTCCAGAAGGTGGTTCGCGCGGAGGCGCAGAGGACGCAGAGGGGCCCCGCCTAGCCTAACCTTCGTCGCATCCTTGCCGGGCACAACCACGCCCCACGCGAACCCTCTCCGCGTCCTCCGCGCCTCCGCGCGAACCCATCAACGCCGCCGCAAGCACTAACCGCCAGAACCGGTCCCCCTCACCCTTCCGCGGCTGCGCCGCTCCCTCCCTCTCCCGCTGGGAGAGGGACGTCAGGCCGCCAAAACCCGCACGCGATATTCGACGCTGGCATTCCACCGCCCGCCCGCAGCAGCAGCAGCAAGCCGCGATCGCACCAGCACCACGCTCGCCACGCGCCACCCGGCCAGATCGCGCGGCACCGCCTCGATCGCCGCGCCGACCGCCTCGGCCAACGCCTGCACGCGCGCCGGGCGTTCGCCCGCATCGCGCACGGTCACCAACAGCCGCAGCTCGCGCCCCATGCGGTCCTTGACGCTCCAGTCGCCGCCGAGCAGGTCGCCCAATTCGGCAAAGGGCACCGTCGCCTTGACGGGCGGCCCCAGATAAACGCCGTTCAACCCGGCGACCCCGCGCAGCGCCGCCAGCACCGCCGCTTGCACCACGCTCTCCGCGCTCATGGCAGCAGACTCCCGATCCAGCGCAGCCGCGCATCGTCGGGCGAAATCCGCCCGCTCAGCACCACCGCCTCGCCCTCCACCGTCACCGCCACCCCCGGCAGGTCTGCGCGCAGCGCCTCCGCCACGCGCGCCCGCGCCCGCTCCGCCGCGCATTCCGCGAGCACGCGCCCCTGCGCCTCCAGCGCGCTCAACATGCGTGCGCCGTTGGGCGCAGCGCGATCCGCCGGAACGGCCGCCACAAAGCGGTGATCGCGCTCGGCGGGGCGACGCTGGCCTCGCGCTGCTCGAACAGATGCGCCGCCAGCAGCACCACGCCTTGCCGGATCGGCGCGGGCAACCCCGCCCAGCCCTCGGCCAGGCCAGCGCGCGCCAGCACCATGACCGAGGTCACCCCCGCCGCCTGCACGATCCGCACCCAGCCCTCGCCCGCCGCATCGATATCGATCGCAAAGCCGTCGCTCGGCAGCGCCACCCCCGCCGCCGTCTCCACGCCCGTAATCGCCGAAACCGGTGCCACGCCAAGCGCCTGCCACGCCCCCCGCACCGCCACCGGCACGCGCAGCGCCCGCGCGATCAGCACCATCCCCAGAAACTGCTCGGCCAGCCCCAAGGCGGTCTCGGCAAAGGCCGCGATCAGCGCATCCTCGTCATCGCTCGCCACGCGCAGCACCGCCTTGACCGCCGCCACCGCCAGCGCACGGTCCTCCTCGCCGAGCGTCACCGCGCCCGGCCCATCCGTCTCGATCATCGTTGTTCCTCCAAGTCCCTCTCCCGCCGGGAGAGGGAAGGGGCCCGCTGCCGCAGGCAGTGGGAAGGGTGAGGACGCACACCGACCGCGCGCCCTCACCCCACGACGTCAGCTCACCGCGAACTTCAGCAGCTTGATCGCCTCGGAATTGGACACGCAGCCGCCGACGCGCTTGGTCGCATAGAAATTGACGAACGGCTTGTTGGTATAAGGATCGCGCAGAATCACCGTCTCGCGGCGCTCGGCGATCAGATAGCCCGCCTTGAAATTGCCGAACGCGATCGACAGACTGTTGGCGGCAATATCGGGCATGTCCTCCGCCTCGATCACCGGATAGCCGAGCAACGTCGCCGGCGTCCCCGCGGTCAGGCTCGGCGCCCACAGAAACGCGCCGTCATTGGTCTTGAACTTGCGGATCCGCGCCAGCGTGCTCGCATTCATCACGAACACCGCGCCCTGCCGATACGGCCCGCGCAGCGCCTGCACCAAATCGATCAACCGGTCCTGCGGGTTGGCCGCGAAATCGCCCGCAGCACCGCTCGCCAGATATTGCAGCGTCCCGAACGCACGCGCCGCATCCGCCGTGCTCGCGGTCGGGGCCTGCAAAAAGCCCTTGGGCCGGTTGACGCCCGATCCGTTGACGTACGCCGCACCCTCGGCCTTGGCGAATTCCATCGCGATTTCGCTCGCCAGCCACGCCTCGACATCGAACGCCGCATCGTCGAGCATCGCCTGGCTCGCCGACGGATTGGCGTAGAGTTCCCCCATCGGCGGCGCGATTTCGGTGAACACCGGCGTCGCCGTCGTCCCGCGCGCATCGGTCTCCGCTGCCCAGCCCGAGGGCGTGCCCCCCGTCGTCACCAGCTTGCGATACCCGGCCGAGCCGACCGTCACCACATTCGCGACACTGCGGATCGGCGAAATCGAACTGAGCGTCGCATCGATCACCGCATCGATCTCGCGCGGCACGGCATAGCCCCCGGCATCGCCGCTCACGGCGGTAAACGCCTTCATCTCGACGCTCGCACCCGAGCGGAGGAAACTGTCGAACGCCGCTCCGCCTGGCTCGCGCGCGCCC